AAGCAAACACCGACTACCAAGAATACTTGGAGTGGGTAGCAGAGGGAAACACAGCCGAATCTGCTGATTAATTAACCTTCTCGTGCATTTGTCTTGTCATTAACCCCATAGTGACGTAGAGAGGTGCTAATGCCATTATTCCTACAAAAGTAATTAAAGTTACTGGTATGATTGCTTTTCTAAAAGCTTCTGCCCATATATTTCCCATAGTGGTTCAATAGTAGAATATATATTACTATTAAGGCATATTAAATAATACTATGCAAAAGATCTTTAATATCCTTAGTGCTATTTCATTTTTGTTAACTGTAGGGATTTGTGGAACTGGTTTTTTCGGTTATAAATATGTCACATCTGAACAATTTAAAAATAAGATGATCAATCAAGTAATGAATGGCGTTACAAAAGCATTACCAACTCAAATAGATAAGCAACTACCCTCCATGACACAAGAATCAATACCAATTCCACCAAAAAAATAGTTGGAAATACCAGAAATACATATCCCTGATGTTCACATCCCATTTACGCATATACCTAACTATGAACACTCAAATGTAGAGGTTATTGGTTGTACTTACTATCACAGAGATACAAAGAATACTGGCAATAGAAATTTAATATTAGATGATCCAGGAGGGGTTACTAGCAACTGTCCATACCCAAGTTTTTATCCTTTAAATTATCAAGCGGATCAATTAATAATTACGGAAGAGATGCCTAATCTTGCTAATGAAAGTGAGATGCCAACAAGTGAACCACCTAAAACTGATATTCCAAAAGATAAAAAGAAGGATGATGATATTGTTCCACCCTGCCCTGATAAGAATGATGCCAGAATTGGTACATATACGAGTGAAGCAAGGACAGAAAGGATAAAATCGTATAAAAGAGGACTTGATGGCATTGAATGTATCGCAGAATACGAGCAAGTCACATTTGTTGATTCTGTGCTTCCTTCTCCTGCTGCTGCTCTCAATGTGGCTACGATTTCTCTTATTGCTGCTTCAAGCCCGATAATAATGAATATATTGCGTAGTGGTAGTAAGACTGTCTTTAAAAAAGTTTTGTCTAAATTTGATAAAAATAAATTGTCAACCAAAAAAAAGAATGATAATATCAAACCATAGCAAAGGAAGTTTTAACCACAGCTAACACTCCCTAGTTAGAAAGAGCTTTTGCTTATTTAGCCACACCCCGAAATCCTAACGGACTAGGCTGTTAAGTGGCTATTTTATTTTATGAGTATGTGGGATAACTTGACCTGGTGGAACTGTAACTGCAATCCCTTCACAAATACTTGCGTACTTTCCTGTAAATTGAACACCAAGTTTCGCTTGCTCACCGCATACTTTAAGACGAAAAAGAGCAAGCTCTAATTTTCCCTTCTCATATAATAATTTTTGGTTTTTTATATTTACTTCTGTTGCTTGATGGCAAAGTGCAGGTGCTTTCCCCAATGGAATACTTATTTGAGCAGAGATACCATAATTTAAATTAAAGTTTTCTTTCTCAAATCTAGGAGTTTCTTGAACGTATTTTATAGCACCAGTATCTTCATCGTATATATTTTGTCTGGTAACGTCTTGTCTTGGTAAGTTAAATGTGTGAGAGTCGGTTACATAGGGAGTGATTGTTAAGCTAGGAGAACTACAAACAATACCTTGGCTCATCCTAAATTGCGGATTAGATTGTGGGGCGATCATGGTGGCATTATTATTTACCGTTCCCTGTGCATTACTAGAGGGACTTGCAACTGTTGTATTTGCCAAAACTTTAGTGGGACATAGACAAAGTAAAACTACTGCCCAAAGGTGGTTTCTACGGTGGTAGTTGTTGTTGTATTTATGGTGCGGTTTATTGTTGTTATTGTGTCTAGTCCAGGAGAAATTATTGATTCGACTAAACTGAAAGGTTGTCCAGAATTTACTATTTTCCATCTAGGCACACCTTCCAACGTGGGACTTGTATATGAAAAGTTGATACCGTTAACTGTTTGCGTAGCTTCTGCGGTAGGAATTGCATTGATATAACCATTAACATCTGCACTCTCTATATTCGTGCCTGAGACACTTAGAGAATATCCTGTCCGAAACTGGTGGCTTACTATATTTTCTGTCACTACAGATTGGCTCTGAGAATTTGTACTTGAAGATCCTGTACGAAACGTTGGCACAACTGGGTTTGCAAGGATTTTGACAGGAAATAATATTATTAATAGCAGCCAAAGTTTTCTCAATCTATTGTGATGGTTACTGTAGTGGACGCAACGCAGCTAGAACCTGATCCAAATGCACCAGAACAGGTGGTAACTCCTGACGATAAACTGGTCATTGCTCCACTACCTAGAGTCCCCCCAGAACCTATGGTTGTCTGTCCACCAAGATGTGGTAGTGCTGCTATGCCTGATGATGGTGTTACAGCAGAAGGAGTTGCATCTCCCATTGTTACCGCTTCTGTAAGACTGAAGGCCGACCCTGCTGTTGTTATTGCTTTATCAGTCTGTATTAAAGCTGGCACACCTGCGGTTAAACTTCCTACATTTAATCCCCCAATCGCACCAGATGTAGTAGAGCCACCAGAAGTAACTGAAGGGGTGATATTTGTGCCACTTAAGGAGTAAGTCGTTCCTAATTTTTGGGTGGTTACGAATGGCATATCTATCGAAATCTGGGCTGAAGTTTGGAATTTCTGAACAATGTCCCCATAGGATGGAGGGACAAAAGTCAAAAGTAATAATGGGATTAGTTTTTTCATTTGATGCCTACGTTGTTGTTGTTTGGATTAATTTTTAATTTGTCTTTATTTGTTTGTCCGTTCTTTTTGTTACCAACTGAGATTCCATAGCTACCAAGCACTCCACTTACCAGGCCAGCAGTAAAAGCACCATCAATCCTTACCCTACCCATGTATCCAAGAGTCATCATTGATAAAGACCAGACAAGAATTAAAAATCTAACGGAATGTCCAAAGAAATCACCCCAATTAAATCCTTCTTTTTCTTCGTGTTCATCCATGCAAATTTACACTTACTACCCTTCCATATTAAAAGGGATTACTATAAAAGTAACTTATATTGTCAATTATGCCAATCTTGAAGCGTATCATTAGGTTTTTAGCTAAAACTGCCATCTTAAAAAAGACAGTATTATTTGCCTTGAAAGAATTAGCAAGACAGACTGACAACACACTTGATGACCAGTTTGTAAGGATTATAGAAGCTAGGTTATTTCCTAAAAAATAATGGCTAAAGAACCACGTTGGTTAAGCGAAGATAAGGCTAGACTAGCTGATCTAGCTAAATGGTATATAGAAGACGGTAGAGGCGATCCTAACCACCCTAAACATGGCGTATATAAGGGACTTGCAAAGAAATATAAAGATAAATAGCTATTGCGAAGTAATATTAAGTTGTTACGTTAAAAGTAATCTACCAAATGTAAAGCGGTGGTGGATTAGCCAAGACTTCTAGAACTCCCCAACTGTGAGGTCTTGGTCTTTTTATTGCTCCGTAGTAATAATATAAATATTTAAAAAAGAGATAATTGTTGTACTGGTACTGGTAAATTGCTTTCATTACCCCATTGATCTCCAAAGGCATTAGATATCCCATCAAAACTCATACTTCTTTCTTTACCTTTTCCTTTACCTAATACAGCTAACCATTTTGGTATTTTTTTACCGCTAGGAGATATATAGAACTCTCCTTTATCTACTATCTTTGTAGGTCTAAGTAAAGGTAAATTTTTTAACCATAAACAGGTAGATTTTTGAAATGGATCACCATATTCATAAGGTTGTATTATCTGATCTGGTGGTCTTATAGCAGAACTAATAACAGAAATAGGATTTTCTATACACCATCTAGGAATGTTGCAGTTCATAAGTAAACGTACAAAATCTAATGCCTCTTTCTGTTCCTTTTGCTTACGCCAAAAATGTCGACTACCTGATACCGCAAGGTGCTGACAACTTGGATGAGCCACCATCAATTCAAAACCATCATTAATAATATCTCTAACATCACCCTGATAATGTTTACCAGGTCTTTCTGTTGGTAAAAAATCACAACTTATGGCATCATGTCCATTTCTAATAAAACTGTCTCTTGTCTTGCCACTATATTCACAGGCTATTAAAACTTTCATTTTATTAATCTTGCATATTGTTCAAGGGTTAATACAACACGCCAGTTATCACCTTCTGCACATCCTGGTCTTTTTTTATACCTCACCATAGACATTGCATGGTCTACTTTTGCATTTATTCTTTGTTGTTCTGCTTCTCTAGGTTTTTGTAATACAGCAGCATTTGTATCTTTCCAATTTGCGATTTGCATTACAGTATTAGGAATACCAACAAGATCTCCTTTATCTGCAAAAGCTCCTGCCCCAAAACGTCTTTCAAC